ATCTTCTGCTACAGCTTCTATGGCAGCAGATATAAGAATAGCATCAGTACCACCTGATTCATCTGGAGCTTGGAAATTAATTGTTCCTAAAGGCTCTCCAACAGTTAAGGCTTCTTCACCTGTTTGTAGAGTTAATGATACTGGAGTACCATCACCTGTAGCTGTATGTTTTAAAAGAAGTCCTGCATTATGGTTATGTATAAGTTTAACTTCACCATCATCACCGAATAATAATTCAGCAGCATCAGAATCTAACTGAACATTATCTGCAAAGTTAGCATCATCTCCAGCAAATGTCAAGGCTGTTGTTGGTGTAGAACCAGATTTAATTACTACTTCACCACCAGAATTTGTAATACTACCAAAAGTTGTTCCATCATCTTTAAAAACTATATCTGCTCCACCAGCGTCTAAATTAATATCTGCAACAGAGTCTAATGTTATATCACCAGAGTTACTGGATTGTATTGTAACACCAGTATGACCATCAACAGTTGCTGTTCCAGCCTGTGAATCTACAAGAACATTACCTGAAGATGTTTCTAAACTAACTGCTCCATCACCAGTTGTAATATTATCAGCAGCTATAGCACTAGCTTCAGCACTTACATAAGTATTTAACTGAGAGGCTTCAACATATTTTGTTGTACCACCATCATCTATAAGCAGTTTATCTCCAGCAGCAATAGTAATACTTGTACCATCTGTCGCACCATCTATTTGAATAGCAGCACCACTTACTTTATCTGTTGTACTAATAGTAGCTAACTTTGAGTCTGCTATTGCAGCACTTGCATTAATATCGGCATTAACAATAGCACCACTTGCTATTCCAAAGACACCTGCATTTGTAAGAGTAACATCTCCACTTGGTACAACTGGATTATAATTAGTTCCATCAGCTACCATTATAGCTGTATCTGTATTTGTTCCTAATGTAATATCATCTCCTGAAACTGTTAAGTCACCAGAGATTGTTAAATTACCAGCAGAGCTTAGTGACATCTTTTCACTAGCAGCTTCAGAGGCAGCAGTTCTAAAACTTAATTTTGTTGCGTTGTTAGATGAACTAAAGTCACCTTCAGATACAGCAGCTATTCCAGCAGCGACAAGTATTGCATCCGTACCAGTTGTTTCATCAGGAGCTTGAAAGTCTATACGACCAATAACATCATCAGCAGCGATATCTGTCTCACCTGTTTGAAGAGTTAAGACTATAGGTTTATCATCTCCAGTTGCTGTATGTTTAAAGTTTAATCCTGTATCAGCAACATGAGTAACTGTTACTTCTTGGTCATCACCAAATTTAAGAACAGCACTATCTGAATCTAATAATACATCATCTGTAATTGTAAGGTCATTACCTACAGTTAAATTACCTGCAACTGCCATAGTTGAGTTGGCAACAGTAGCATTAGGTGTTACAGTTAAATGAGTTACATAAGTACCAGCAGAATTTATATCATTACCTAATGTAAGTGTACCACCATCCGCAATGTTAAGTTTCCATTCATCTCCTGCGTCATCACCTTCATCAGCCATTAAAGTAATAGCTAAACCTGCACCTTCTGTTGCAGCTATTTTTAAAGAGTCTGTTGTAGTTTCATCATAACTTATAGCAACATTTGAATCCGAACCAAATATTAATTGTTCATCATCAACAATCATTATATCATCAGAGAACTTAAATTGGTCCTCATCTTCCATCCATGTTAAAACACCATCAGATGTTTCTCCATCAAATGTTACTGCTATGTCTGTTCCTGATGCACCATTACCTATTGTAATTGCTGTACCTAATAATTTAGTTATTGGTCCACCTTCAGCAGTTGTACCATCATGTGTATGACCTGTTGAAGCAGCAAAGGCAGAAACTAATTGATTAAACTCATTATTAAAGTCGGCAGCATTAATAACCTCGCCATCAACAATTTCTGAACTACTTTGTCTTGTATATGTATCACCCATTACATCCGTCCTCCAGGGGTAAATTCTAATTGATAAGAATGTAAAGTAAATGGACTATTAGAACTATCGTGATTAACTCTAACTGCCACTAAAAATCCTGACCCTTCTACTGATTGTCTGAATACTGGATTACCACTTGAACCATAAACAGCAGAAGCATATGTTGAAGTTGTGCCTCCATATTGGGCTATTCCACCAGGAGAAGATAAATCAAACTCTGTAGGTTGTGCAACATCTTGACTATCAGCATCATATCTTACTCTTAATTTTGCTTCAATAGTTCCTTCAACTTCATAATTTAATACAACACGTTGCATTAATTTTCTTAAACCTGCATCTCCAAGAGCTAAATCTGGAGACCTATATACTGCAATAATATTTGTACCATCAAAAGTGCTTGTACTTTCTTGTTTTCTAACATATCCATCATAGCCACCTTCTAAAATAACTTCATTACCATTAATAAATCCTGAAGACATTGCTGAAGGTTTTATTCCTCTAATGTCTGCAAACTCAAAACCTATTTGACCAGTTTGAAAGTTTCTTTTTAATGTTGCTAAAATACCTTGACTTGAATCTACAGAACCACCATTAGAGGGGTAAAATAATCTATACTGACTTTTTGCTCTAACAATAGCAGATGTAATATTATCTGTACTTGAAATAACATCTGTTATACGTCTTTGAATAGGTTTTGAAACTGTTCCTAACTCAACATCACCAATTCTTTCAGTACCAGCAATAGTTCTTAAACCATCTAGTGATAAGAATAATAAATCACCACCAAGTTCTTGAACAGAGAAACCATCAGCACAACCTAATGTTTGTGTTACAGAATCTACTCTAAAGTCTGCAATACTTGTTCCTGTTATTTTAAATATTTTATCTTGTCCAAATACATATAAAATATCACGAAAAACTTTTAATGCTACAACACTTGTAGGTACTCTAATAGAACCTGCACCATTTGCTGCTGTAAAATCTGTTTCTGCAAAAGGAGCAGAGAATAAAACTTCTTGTGGATTACTAGACATACCAGCAAAAAACATATGATTTTGAAATACTGCTACTGAAGCAGGGTCTGCTGGTGCGCCTGTAGTATTAATTAATGTATAGGTAGTTCCATCATAAGATGCTGCTTGATTAACATCATCTACCATTATAAGTTTATCAGTATTATTAAAATTATATAAATCAAATTTATATCTACCAGCAGATGTTCTTGTACCTATTGTAGAATATGTACTACCAGAAGTTGCAAATGTTACAACATTACCTGCTGCTGCAACAACACCATTATTAAATATTTGTAATCCTAATATTTTCTCACTACCATTAACTTGATTACTATTCCATTTACTTGTACCACTTAACCTACGATAACCACCTTGTACAGAAGGTTCAAAGTTTTGTAACGTAATCGCTGCTCCTGGTGGTAAAGATAAATCATCTCTATCTAATATTAGACCTCCACCTAATGAGACTACTACTGGTTGTATTTCTGATGTATCAGGCATAACTATCCTTGTGGTCTATGAAACTCTTCTACAAAAGCTGTTATTTCTAAATCGTTAGCAGCACCTGCTTGTGCTTTTAAAATATCTCCCTCTTCTAAAATAATATGTGCATCATCAATTCTTAAAAAATCATCAGCTGCAATACTTTTTGTGCTTAGTAAGGAAAAGGTTGCACTTGCAGAGGTATCTGTATATTTTAATGTTGCATCTACTGCACTACTACCATCTACATTTGTAAGAAATATATCTCTAATTATGGCTGTAAAATTAGTAGGAACAGTATAAATATTTGTTAAGTCTGTACTAGATAATGCAACGGATACATTTTTTAATCTACCTATCATTATACAGCTCTTAGATATTCTTTTTTATTTACAAGCTCTACTCTCATTCGTTTAATAATATCATTATATTCTTGTAAAGATACTGCTGCTGTTGCTTTATCAGACCTTAATAATGCTACATAATATTTTGCTCTAGCAATTACGATATGCTCAAATCTAGAAGGAACATCTGACGTATCACTATCACTAGATAGTTCTGTAGGAAATTTATAATATTCATAAGAAACAGTATATGTACTTTTATCAGGTACAGGAGATAAACCATATTTATCATCTTTTGTAGGATAAACAAAAACTGGTTCATCTAATCTATCAATATCTGTTTGGGTATCTCTTTGTTTAAAACCTTCTTGAAATTCATCATAAGATAAATATTTTAATTTTTTAGGTTGTAAATCTTCTGTTACAACGACATTAGTAATATCTACTTGTGTATCTACTAATTGACTAAAAGTAATATAAGTAGATGTTCCTGTCGCAGTAAAAGTAAAACTTACATATTTAATTTCACCAATATCTGTAATAGTAATACTATGACTTGCTATTTGAGAACCATCTGCTGATGTACCAATTTTTAAAGTTAAATCTCCACCAGAAGGATATGTTACTCCAAAAGATATTCTATACTGTTTATTTTTAACTGTACCAATTTCTTGATAGGCAATAGCATTACCACTTGAACCAGCAGTTAAACGTAATCTACCAGCTAAAGATGCTGGAGGTTGTGGTCCTGTACTATTAAAAGCTGCCTCACCTGTTCCAGAAGAACCATCTGTCCATCCTGTAATATTACTTGCAAATGTTCCATTACTAATAAGATTTTGTGGAGATAACATAAAGCTATCAAAGTCTACATTTTTATTATTAGATTGTAAAGAATACTCTGCAACACCTGCTTGAGTTTGTTGACTATGGTCTACATGAAGGAAAGGCCATTCTACCTCAGAGTTTGCAATATCATTAATAGCTCTATTAATACTATTTTTTGCAACAGTTTGTACACCTCTAGTAGCAGATAAAGCTGTTACAGTTGTTTCATTTAAATCTTGCAAAACTCTATTAGTATAATTTAAAAATGTTAATGAACCCATCTATACATTTCCTTTTTAATTTTCATAGCCCCATTGAGTAACTAAATAATTTTGAACAAGTCCTGATTTTAATAATAAACTTTTAAATGTTTCGTTATTAGAATTACTTTTTAATAGTTGCATATTAATTAATTTTATTTCATCTAAAACTTTTAAAATATATGCTTGTTCATATGTTACTTTAGATTCAAACCATCCTATAATATTTTGTCTACAACCTTTAGTAACTTTGGTAACTTTATGAGGATATATTATAGGGAATATTACTACTTCTCCCTTATTAACTTTATATCCTATTTCTCCAGCTTCTGTTTGTAAAACAAACTCTCCACCTTCAAAGTCATCACTTAAACTAATAGTAAAACCATAGTTATATAACATTTTACTATCAGATGATTGAAAAGAATCTATATGATAATCATAAAAATCATTGACATTATAATTATTATATATTCTATTTTTTATTTTTGTTGGAGCATATATCTTATTGATTGCTCCTTTTTGTTTAAATAAACTTGTTATATACTCATCTACTTTATTAGTAATAATAGTTTCTTTATTTTCTTTTATATTATAAAGTTGACTTAGTTGTTGTGTATCTTTACCATCTGTAAGTTTTTTATTATTTAACTTACTAAGTATATCTTCTACTTCTTCATCACTAAATATTTTATATATCATTTATTTACCCCACGCTTTCTTCAAATATGTTTGAACTAACGTGGAACTAACAAATGTATCTCTATCTTTTTCTCTTAGATAAACATTTACATCATATAAATTTTTTAATATAAATGCTTGTTCATAAGATATATTAGAAGATAGCCAACCTAATATATTTTCTCTTGTACCTGACGTAACTGGTGCAACTCCATGTGGATATATTATTGGAAAGATTACAGCTTCACCAGATTTTAATTGTTTAGACACAGGACCAACATCTGTGTTCATAAAAAAACTACCACCTTCATAATCATCATTTAAGTTGATAGAAAATCCATAATCAAAAAATACATTATTAGATTTTGGCATTGCTTTAAAAGCATCTACATGAATATCATAATAATCATCTTTTTGATATTTATTATAAAAATTTACTGATACTCTATTAGGACAGTAAACAGAATCTATGTATGCATGATTATAAAAAATATCAATTATATATTTTCTTATATGGTCTGGTACAGAGGTTGTTTGTTGATTCTTTTTTACATTATAAGATTTGTTTAGTGGTTGTGTTGCTCCACCATCTTGAAAATGTAATCCTTCAATACCTTCTCTACAATACTTTACATCTTCTTCATCAAGAAGTTTAATAAAAAACATATGTATCTCCGTTAGTTGAACTTAGCAAAAAGAGGAGGAGTTTTTAAGGAACTCCTCAAAACCTATATAATACTAAGTACCAGTTGATACTGTAGCAGACTCTACTGGGTTTTTAGAAATATCAGCCATTGCGATATGCGCTCTAAATCTCCAAGCAGTAGTTTTGGATGAACCGCCATCAATAACCAAAAGGTCAACTGTATCAGCAGTAGTCACAAGAACAGGGTTACTGTCTTGCGCTCCAGCAGCAGCCATCAAGAATGGAGTTGCATATCCTGCCGCTTGGTCAGAATCTGCACCATCAATAAACATATCAACGTCACCACCAGTAATACCCACATCAAAAGTGATTTGTTCATTACCAGAAGCTTCAAGATTTTCAACACATCCACCAACAATCATTGTGTCAGCAGGTATGTCAAATAGTTGAACTATGTCTCCTTGTTCTAAGTCTGTGTTATCAACAGCATCATAAACTGGTGATGTTAAAACGTAGACTTTATTAGCACTTGACGGATGTCCAGCTGTTCCTCCACCGCTATGAGTTGCATTATATGTAGCCATTATATATTACTCCTTACGGTTAAGTGTTAAGGTCAGGAACACCAGAGAGAACTCCAGTAAATCCTGTGCCAGAACCACGAAGAACTTTACGTCCAAAAACGTGTAAACCACGCACAATATCAGCAAAGCTATCAGGGTCTCTAATAACTTCTGTTTTAGCGATATGGGATGCAGTAGCAACTGCACTCATATGACCAAAAAGAACATTAGTTTCCCCACTTGTTGATGAAGGTCCAAAGTTAGCATTAGCATCAGAACCAGTTGAACTAACTGCAATAGCATTAGATTGGTATAATGTAAACCCATGAACTTTTCTTGCTGTAACAGCACCATTCATAAGAGCAGACATATTTTCACCAGTAACACTAGAGTCCATCAATTTAGCATCTGCTTGACGAAGAATTTCATAGAACTGAGGAGGTGCAACACACCATCTTCCGTCCTCTGGAACATCATTTTCATCAAGTAGACGAGCTGCTGTACTAAGATAGTTTGCACACTCATTACCAGTATTGCATGAAATAGCAGAACTAGCAGCACCTAAGTTAGTTGTATCTGTAGATGCATTTGAGTTAATGTTGCTTAGTACATTATAGTCATATTGCTTTTTAAGTGAATATGCACCTGAAGATGTAGCCAATGCTTCAAAATTCACATGGCTGTGTCTTTCTTCAATGTCATCTACTTTAAAAGCAAAGTAGTTGCCTTGGTCAACTGTTAAAGTGATTTCGGCATCTGTTAGGTCTTGAGTATTTACAACCGAACCACGAGTATAACTAGAAACACTTATTGTAGGTTCTTTAATTATTCTCACGGTGTCCCCAAAATTCTCTATTTCCCCAGCATAGTCGGTGTTAGTAATTGCTTCTACAACCGAAGACCTGCGGAAATATTTAAGGACTTTTTGGCTGAAAATGGCTGGTGCGAAATTCCCATTAGCGAGATTGTCGTAACCAGCGGCACTTGCGTAAGCCATTTTACTTTCTCCTTAAAAGTTTATTTAATTCTGCCTTCTCTTGATGCCTTATCTATTTCGGATTCTAACTTCTCGAATTGATGAGGCTTCAATTTGGCAATTTCCTCAGAAGTCCAAATCTTTGCTTCACCTTCTGGAGAAACTGTTACCTTTTCGGTTTTTGTTACAGCTTCAGCAGCAGACTCTACATCAGATTTTTTAGGTCTTCCTCGTTTTTTTTGACTAATATTATTGTCAATTTTAAAGAGGTCTAATACTCTAGAAGCCCATTTTGCATCTGTTCTATTTTTTCTAATACCAT